ACATCTGCTACTAAGTCTTGACTAATCCATGGCACTAAACAATGTATTTCATTCTCTTCTGAGGGGTTCCATTCAAATCCTAGATTGGATTGACCTGCTGTATCATTATATCTAACTGAAACCCACACACGCTGAGCAGAGAAAAGGGGAGGCTTTGCAATAATTCTGAATAAATACATAGTGTTAAAATAAGTAAAAGGTTGCATATAATATTTAGTTCTTTCATTAAATGTTTGGTTGGCTCCCCAAACAAAACCTGTTTCTGGAAATTTAACTGACGGCATATAATCTAATTGTTTATGGTTACCTATAGCATCATTACTCATATGGATTACTTCTTTCATACCAGAGGGAGTTCGGATCATTGAAGTTTGACGGGATGAATTCTGTCCTACTTGATCGTTGGGGCAATCTATGGCTTGTTCTGAAAGGTCTGTCTGTATGTTGTCAAATACTACGGCTTTAGTTTCTGTATGGGAATAATGAACACGTTTCTTAGCTCTAACTCCATCTTGCATCTTACCATTATCTGCTTGTTCTCTAACTACACTCTTCTTGTTAATTCTAGCCATACAATTACACACCGATGTTACATTACGCTTACCGTGAACACATTTATTAGTAGACACTGAATATCTTACGAGTTCTCTAAGTTCACCCTCTTCATAGACATGTACTGAAGGATGTCTATTTATGTATTCTAGCATGGCTACGGCCATATCTGGGTTCTTCAAGGCAAGTTGTACTTTATCTCCGCCTACGTATTGGTTGTCATATATATCATAATCTAATCCGTATCGAGTTTGTGGGCGGAGGGTGTTGTCATCAATGGGTACATAGTGGTATGCTGCATTAACTTCTGGGAGGTTTTCAAAAACAAGGTATTGAGTTGATGGGGCTTTCATGATGTCATAACGTTCTACTGATTTGTACTTACCGTCCTCGCGATAAATAACTACGTCTACACATCTACGTCTAAAAATAAAGTCATATTTAGTTCCTATTTTCATGGCAATCTTGTTTATGACGGAGCAAGTGTACTGGGTTGAACCATATACATTTACTTTGATTCTTCCTAGTTCATAGGGAGTGAACTTACCGCTCCTACGGCGGCAAGGAAGATAGGTCTTGACGAGATCTACATCAATTTGGTTTTCTACACGAGGTTTAGTACGAGGATATACTAGTCCGCTATCGGAGATTTCCCTAAAATATTTTGACCCTTGGGGTCCAAACGTGTCTTGGCTTTGCGCACATGTACACATTTTAAACCAACACACGCAGTTATCGACGTGATC